GTAGATATCTCAGACAGAGAACCAACAGCAACTGAGTTGAAGTTCGTGCCATCTGCTATTAGTAAGTTACCAGAGGTATTCGTGCCCATAGTGATGTCATCACCAGATACTGTTAAGTCTCCGGCTACAGTTACGTTTGCACCACTCATTGTAATTGCAGTGGTTGGTGTAGAACCAGACTTTATTACTAACTCACCGCCTGATTGTGATAAGCTACCAAAAGTTGTACCACCGTCTTTTAGTGAAATGTCTGCACCATCTGCATCTAATATGATATCTCCACCAGAATCTATAGTAACATCTGTGCCATCGTTGGTTATAGTGTCTAGTGCAATACTGCCTACATTGGTTATATCTGCATCGTTGAAAGAAGTAGCACCGAAAGTGTTTGAAGCAGCTGTGGATGTAATACCACCGGATGCTGTAATTAATTGTGAAGCGTTTACAGTGAATGCAGTTGAACCACCAGTTGCCACTGTAATAACATCAGACCCACTGAATGTAATACTTGAGTCTGTATCTGCATCACCGGCTATGGAGTCTAGCTGTACAGCACCTACGTTAGATAATGCAGCATCACCAAAGTCTACAGCACCTGCTACAGTCAGTGTACCTGATACGTCTACGTTACCGTTTATGTCCACAGTAGTTGCTGCTATTTGTATTTCAGTGTCTGCTACTAAATCAAGCTGTCCGTCTGTGCTGGAGTTTATATAAATTGCAGTATCTCTAAACTGCAACTTCTCAGTAGTTGTCATCAGTATGTCATCAGAGAATTGAAAATAATCCTCATCTTCCATCCATGTTATAATACCATCGTTGGTTTCCCCATCGAATGTTAAGGCTATGTCTGTTCCTGCTGCCCCTGTACCAAACGTAGGCTGTAGGAATGCTGAAGCTAACTGATCAAATTCTGCATTTAAATCTGAAGCCTCAATAACACCACCATCAACAATTCCAGATGAACTTTGTCTTGTATATACTGCCATTTACCTTCTCCCTCCCGGTGTAAATTCTAATTGAAAACCTTTTATTGCAAAAGGTATGTTTGTACTTGTATCTGTTATCTTGATTGCCACTGAAAAACCAGAGCCCTCGACACTCTGTCTTGTAATAGGCAAATCACCTTGTCCGTATGCAGCCGTACCAAACAACGCTGTTCCGTACAGAGCACCACTTCCTGATGTAGCCAACGTAATCACATTAGGCTGTGGCGTGTTTACGTCATCGTAGTTGTATCGTACAAATAAACTGGCACTTACTTCTCCTTCAGGTTTCCAGTTTAAGTTTACCCTTTGCATACTTTTTCTAATACCTGCATCACCCATCACTATATCTGGTGACCTATATGTAGCATCTATAATGCTCGTGCCAGATGCTCTAGTGAACACATTACCTGAATCCTGTTTGTAGATATAACCATCATACCCACCATGTATAGTAGTTTCTACATTACTAATTAAGTCTGAGTCACAGGCAGCAACTTTCAACCCTTTCAAGTCTGCGTATTCGTAACCCATTTGTTTTGTATTTGGGTTTATTTTAATTACAGCGATTAAACCTTTCTGTACAGATTCTAATCCACCAGTAGCAGGGTAGAACAATCTATACTGTGTTTTGTTTTTAATAACTGTTGCTGTGACGTTGTCATAACCAATCTCATTTATTCTTTCTTGTACCTGTTTAGATACCGTACCCAATTCAACGTCACCAATTCTTTCTGTACCAGCAATTGTTCTCAATCCGTCAGCTGATAGGAAGATAATATCTCCACCCAGTTCCTGTATAGAATGATGTGCAATCGTGCCAACACTCTTTGCCACCTCGGCAAGTGCAAAGTTAGATAAGCTGGTTCCTGTAAGTTTATATATCTTGTTCTCTCCAAAGATAAATAATTCATTACGGAAAACCTTCATACCTGTAACTTCTGTACCTATCTTAAATGAACCTGCACCATCACTCGCATCGAAATCATCCTCTGCAAACGGTGCACTAAATATCACTTCTGCTTTGCTGTTGCTCATGCCTGCATAGAACATGTGGTTAGCAAAAGACTTTACAAACTTCGGTGCTGTCGGTGCTGTCCCTCCACCTGTACCATTTATTATATCTTCTGCGTAGCTGGTGTTCAGAGTGAAAGCATTTGTAGAACCTGTAGCTATAATAATCTTATCAGTCCCATCAAAATTAAATCTATCAAAATCATATGTATACTCTGTTCCTTTACCTGTGGCTCTACTTGTCCAACTACCGCTTGTAGTTCCTGTGAATATTGAACCTCCACGACCAGCAACTACTAAGTCATTAAATATCGCACAGAACATTATTCTTTCTGTAGAAGCAGACACCTGTGGTACTATGTTCGTGTTGAACTTGGTCGTGCCATTTATTCTACGATACCCACCAGTAATGTCCGGTTCAAAGTTTGTAAGCTGTAGTGCCTCACCCGGAGACATGCTGTACACATCTTTGTTCAATACTAAGCCGCCTGCACAGCTTGCGTTAAATGGTGATATGATCGAAGTATCAGGCATTTATATGTATCCTTGTATCTCTCATGTATGCTTTTGTGTTTATATATTCACTTCTTAGTATTTGTAATTGTAACTTATATTCAGCCAATGCCATCTGTGCAGCCTGTGGATCAGAACGTAGTACGTATGTGTAATACTTTGCTCTTGTAATTATCACATCTTTGAACCTGTCATTTAAATCCATAGTGTCTGTCGCTGCAGATAAATCTGTGTGTACTTTCCAATATTCATACTCAACAGTGTAAGTGTCCTTGTCTGGTATAGGATGTAGACCGAACTTTTTATCTTGTGTGGTGTATACATACTGTGGTAAACCATAATGCTCACTAGAGTTTTCTAAGTCTGTCTCTAGGAATCTACTAGCCCAGTTATCGTAAGTTATGTATTTTAGTTTCTTAATACCTGCATCTTCAGATATACGCACATAGTCTACGTCTAAGTTTGTAGAGTTATCGTTGTCTAGTGTTATAAAAGTAGTAGATGCTGTTGCTGTAAACGTGGTGTTTAAGATGTTACCAGCACCAAAATCTGTAACAGCAAGTGTTTCATTTAACACGTCACTAGCTTCTGCAGATGTTCCTACCAACACTTTCAAGTTACCACCACTAGAGCTGCTGTCTATAAGTCTCACCTGTAATCTATACTGTACGTTCTTCACTGTGGATAAGGATTGATATGCAGCTGCTGCATTCAGTCTTAATCTACCATTACCACCGCTGTTGTATGCAGGTGTTCCTGACCCCGTAGTCCAACTGGTAATAGCTGATGTGAACTCTCCGTTTGTGACCAGTTCTTTTGGTACGATACGAAAAGTGTCATAGTCAATCTTTCTATACTCAGCGTCTCCTGTCTGTGGAGAGTTTGCAGTGGGTAGGTCGTACACTCTCTGTCCTACTTGCGTATCCTGTTTTGTAGATATGTACAAGTCAGGCACTTCTTGTAGAGTGCTGTATATCTCATGCATAGCTTTCAACACGAACTTCTTTACAGCTGTCTGTACACCTCTACTATTTGCAAACGTAGCAGATGTCAGCTCTGATTCATTCAGCTCGTTTAGTACATTATTTACTAATGTTAAGTAAGTAGTTGCCATTTAACAATTCCATTTACGTAATGATTTATTAATTCTTGAATTAGGATTGCGAGCTGTCTTTTTACTCGTCAACTTCTTCTTCATGCCTTTCATCCTCGCACAGAAACTCTTTCTGCGTTTGGCAGCTTTAGAACCCTTCTTCAACTTAGATGGTTTAGTCGTTACAGCCATGCTCAACTTAGAGCCGGGGTTAGCCTTTCTGTAGGAGGCAATCCCTTTCCTGTTCAAGCCTCCTGATTTAGACTTACCCTCTTTTCTTTGCCAAGCTGGTGTTCTAGCCATTTATCTTCTGCCGCCTTTTGACATGTACTTTGACTTCTTCATACCGCCTTTAGCCATGTATTTAGATTTTTTCATACCGCCTTTAGCCATGTATTTAGATTTCTTTCCGCCTCTAGCCATCTTTGCCATGTTTTTAGTGGTTTTTTTACCACCTCTCATCATTTTTGCCATGTTTTTAGTAGTTTTTCTACCTCCTCCACGCATCATCTTCGCTTTATTTTTTGTTGTTTTTTTTCCTGTGTGTCTTGGCATTGGTCTTCCTTTCTGATTGGTTATATAAGTTATTAAAAGTTACGTCAGGATCAGTGTACGTATCGTGTATCTCTGCAGAGTGTACATACTGGCTAGGTGCAAAGTCTGGTGGCCCCTCGCCTGCTACCCACAGAGCAGGATTAGTAACACGAACCCTGTTGTTTGGTAATGCAACTATGTTGCCTGTCCATTTATCAGCATCTATCAACTGGAGTACATGACTCTGTTTATGCTGTGCAGGATCGTCTGATATGTGGCTGTCTGTATAATCAACCGTAAACAGATATCGACCCTTGTAAAAATCCCCTCCTATTTTGCATATCCATGGGCTTGAACTTACTCTGTCCATCACTACCACTGAGTGACCTCTTGAGGAACAGTCCCAAGGCTGTGCGAGGTGTGTGTCCATTCGTTCTGGCATTTCATCTAACACCTCATCCGCAATCAAACTGGTGATTGGCATTCGTGCCCACATCGCACCACCGACTACGTTGTCTTCTTCTTCGATACCAGTAAACACCACCTGAAAACTAAGACATCTGTCTGGTATTGTGTTGACTGCTATTGCTAACCCATGTAAATACTCACCGTGGTATTTCATGTGGTTATGCGTAAACTCCTTACGTACCCAACACTTAAAGTGTGGGATATTTGAAATTAGGTAGCTCAAGTTGTTTCTCCTGTTCTACCTTCCCCTGTTCACCTTCGTTTAGTTTCTTCAATATTAAATTTACTGCTCGTTCTATATTCGCCAATCTTACTTCCGCTGTAGACAGCACTGGTTTTTCAACCGGTTTCTCTTGCTTTACTATCAACTTCTTCCAAGCTGGTGAACCTATTTTATGTGTCGTCATTGTATACCTTTGTTAAAAGGGTGGAGGGGAATACACCCCTCACACCAAGTTATTATTAGGTTGAGAAAGTTACGTTTTGACCTTCTGTGTCACCTAATCCATCACAGTCTGCAACTACAGCAAATACTCTTACTTTAGCGTTGATTGATCCTGTTGCGTTAACAAGATCAATAGTATCTGCAGCAGCATAATATGCATAACCGATTGATGTAGTTCCTAAGCTGGAATCTCCAGCTCTAGCTCTGGTTGTTTCTATACCAGCTGTAGCTGTTGAAGCAGCAACGTATCTATCTACGTCTGCTCCGTCTCCTAAAGATAAAGTACCAGAGTTTCCGGCACTATCTGCAGTGAGAACATCTAAGCCTGCATATAGAACTAATGAGTTAGCTGGAAGTTCGATAACTTGTATAACGTCATTAGTGCTAATGGTAAATTCGCTGAAGTCAACAATCTCGCTGATGACTCTAACTTTTTTACCGTCTGCACTGTGACCTGTATTACCTCCTCCAGTAATTGTCCAAGTAGCCATGTGTCTATCTCCTTATATGTTAAAATTAAGAATCTAAGTCCATGAGCCCATTGAACACGCCTTTGAAGCCTGTGTCAGATTCAGCTCTTAGAACTTTTCTACCATAAACATGTAATCCTCTTACGATGTCAGAGAAACTATCTGGGTCTCTTATCACTTCGGTCTTTGCGATATGAGATGCAGTAGCAACTGCAGACATATGTCCGTATAAGATTAATGTTTGTCCAGATGTGCTTGATGACCCAAAAGTCTGAGTAGCTGCACTACCGGTAGAACCAACAGCAATAGCATTACTTTGATACATAGTAAAGCCATGCAATGGTCTGTCAGTTACTCTTCCGTTAAGAAGAGGAGTCTGACCTCCGCCAGTTACAGACATATCCATAATTTTAGAACCAGCTTGTCTTAGCACTTCATAAAACTGAGGTGGTGCAACGAGCCATCTGTTCTCTTCTGGTACGTCATTCTTATCTAATTCTGCAGCAGCCTGAGATACTAGGTTCGCAACCTCATCACCAGTGTTAGCTGATGTAGCTTGAGTTCCTAAAGTACCTGTAGATGATATAGAATTATCATAGATATACTTTAACACATTATAATCATAGTTTTTCTTGAGTGAGTAAGCACCTGAAGAAGTTGCTAAAGCCTCAAAATTAACATGTGATTGTCTTTCTTCAATATCATCTACTTTAAATGCAAAGTAACTACCTTGATCAACAGTTAGCTGGATTTGATTATCAATTAAGTCTTCAGTGTTTACCTGAGTACCTCTTGCATAATCTCTTACAGTAATTGTTGGTTCTTTGATGATATTCACCGTATCGCCAAAATTCTCAATTTCCCCAGTGTAGTCGGTATTAGTTATAGCTTCTACGACTGATGCCCTACGGAAATACTTGAGAACTTTTTGACTATATATGGCTGGTGCCCAATTTCCTTTTGCAAGGTTATTGTACCCGCCTGCTCTTGACATAGTAGCCATTTTTTCCTCCTTGTTAGCTATTATTCATCGTTTACAATTTGACCAGATTTGACGGCCTGATCGATCTCCGCTTCATACTTTTCAAACTCCCATGGCTTGAGTTTATGAATTTCAGACATCTTCCAAACCCTTCCAGTCTGACCAGTGGTGTTTATCTGCTTTGCAGCAGTCTTCGTCACGGCTCTGGCAGCCTGTTTAGATTTATCAGAAGTCGGTTTCCTATTCATACCCATGTCCGCTTTATACAAATCAACAGTCCTACTTGCCCAAACAGGATCGGTATTGTTCTTTGTGATACCTTCAGAAATGCTTTTGGGCTGTTGTTCTAACCATCCTAAAAACTCAGGTGATTTCTTGATCTCATCGAAATCTGGATGATTGTTCAGAAGCTGTTTGTAGGCTGATTGCACTTTGAGTTTCTTTTCTTTCTCACTCAATCTACCTATTTCAGCTTGAAGGTCTTCAACTTGTTTCGATGCCATATTATGAGATATGGTCTCTACAACTTGGTATACATCTGGATACTGTTCCCTAAACTTATCAAGTTCTTCCGGTGTCTTTGGTGGAGCATACTTAGGTTGTGCTTTTTCAGCAGCTTTACTTTGTGCTTCTAAGACTTCCTTTTCTTGCTTCCATTCAGACAGCTTCTGATCGTAATACTTTTTAAGGTCATCGTATCTTTTCTTATACTTACCTTCGTCTTCCTGAACTGGTTCCTCTTTACTTTCAGGTTGGGTGGAATCCATAAAACTTTCTACTTCTGGAGTGGCTTCCATCGTGGCCTTGATGTCAGTGTCCTCAGTTTCTGTTTCTTCTTCCTCAGCAGTAGTTACTCTGTCCTTTCCCTTGTACATATCTTCACGAGGGTCTGTACCTAGTGCTTCTGCTTTATTGCGTACATTAGTCTTTCTTTTTGCCATTTTACTATTCCTTTCTCAGTGCCTCTCACGAGGGTGGCTGTTTACGGGTTTATAAAAATCCAGTGCCGAGGCAAATCGGGTGGCTGGAACTTTTAGTTATCATCAACTAAAACTTTTTAAGTCATCCTACCTTTAGGTGACTGAACTCTTTCGGGTTGTGGATTGCCTTCTGCTAACTGTTCTTCTTGTATAGCTCTCTCCGTTTCGGCTTTCCCCCTATTGTTTATCTTTTCTAACTTATCTATACCTATGATTTTTGCTATGTTTGGTCTTATATATACTTCTCTGTTAGATAAAAGAACAGGTGTTTTACTCACCTGATCTGATTTTTTCAATGTTCCTTGATTTATTAATCTTCCTTCTTGTTCTTCAGCTTTCTTTATCATCTGTTCAATGTCTGTTAATCCTGCAAACTCTACAGCAGCTGCGTTGATTACGAATGACCCCTCTGGTAAATCCATCGGTACATCATCCGCTATACCTGTGTTACTCTTTCCGGGGACATCAATCATTCCATTCTTCTGTGGATCACCATCTGTGTTTACCATCTTTTCTTGTGGCATTGCAGGTACTTCTAATCCTCTTGCTGCCTCTACTACAGGCTGTTGAGCAGGCTGTGGTGCAGGTGCTGGTGTGGGCGGTGGTGCTTCTCTCTTTACTTCTTTTGGTGGTATGTCTGCTCCCTGCGGCTGTAATGGTTGTTTCTGTCCAAACAACTCAGCTAATACCTCTTCTTTGTTTTCTGCGTTGTACAAGTCACCGTACTCTTCTACAGTTATTTCTTCTTCTGCTGGTAGAGAACCCTCTGGCATTTCTCTTTCACCCTCTGGTAACTCGCCTGTTCTACCTTTATGATCTAGTATAAAAAACTCTTCTACTGCAGGTGCAAGCTGTTTCATTCTTGTTAATTCTTCAGGTGTTAGGTTTTTTTCATATTGTTCGCCTAGTCTTAAACCTTCTACTTGTGGATCACCTCTACCTAAAAACTCATGGTCTAACTGCTCCATAGATAAACCTGCTGGCTGTTGCACAGGCTGTTCTACAGGTATCTCACCGTTTGCTATCATATTTTCGTTTGCTATAGCCATTCACCACTTTCCATCATGTTTGCTAATATGTTTGCTCTTGTCTTCACTTGACTTGCCCATTTGCTATCCAGCATTTCTTTTTTAGCTCTTTTAAAATCACCTTCTATCACAGAACCAAAAAAGTTAGGCCATTCTCTTTGATTAAATCTAGATACGCCCATGTTGAACACCATGTCTATAATTACAGTCTTTCTCACTTCGTTCAGGTCTTTCATAAAAGTCCAGTGATCTACTTCTTTCAACACTCTGTCTACATCATTAGACAGCAACATCTTTGCTTCTTCTTCTGTGATACCTAACCCGTCTCCTGCGATGTTTCTACCTACACCAATGGTAGGATGTCCCACAAGCGTGTCTCCAGCTCTTATTTCGTTGCCGTTTGCATCATCGTACACTTTCAATCGCATACCTTCGTGCAATACCAACTTGTCTATTAATTTTTCTCTTGTCTCTTCGTTTATCATTTTTTAAATTGTCCTATTGATTTTAAACCAAAACTAGCACCGATGCTTGCAAGGA